TAAAACTAGGGGTAGTTCCAGTGACAGCAAAAACACTACCAGAAGTTGCAATTGATGCATTATAAATAACAGAGCCGTCGCCATATACTTTAACTCTTACGGGGTATGATTCTGCTTCTACTTTTACAAAACCCATGCTAGTTGGTTTTGGCATAACATACTCTTTTGATTTCCAATTAAACGTTAAGTTAGTACCACTGCCTTGGAACTTTTTAATCGTGTTACTTATAATTAAATATAACTGGCTGTCGTCCGGGTCTGTGTGCCCACCACGTATAAGCCCGCTTGCATCAAGATCTACAAAACTTGTGCCATCACCAACTCTTGGGTCAAATATAAAACCACCAAAGCCACTGCCTGTGTTGTAAAAACCAACATATCTTTGTTCCCATAAAAATCCAGTAATTGTTGCAGGGTAATAGTTAGCTTGCCATTGACTAGGTGTGATAATCCCTTCTGTTAAGTTTCGTACAGTTGTCCCTTCGGCTGCAATCAAGCCGTCCGGACTTGCATATATAACGAAGGGCCCCATGTCGACTATTGATCTTTTGTTTAGGTTAGCTTGCGAACTTTCAATACGTATTGCTGTCATCGTGTCAGGCCCAGATCCTGTGACTAGGTATGGCACGCTTTTTGTTGTAACTAAAATACCGTTTGATACTACTTTCATGCCGACTATCTCTTCTTCTATAGCAAGCCTATAGTTTGCAGGCCAAGCGTGGGGTAGAAAAGGTTCACTAAAACATATACGTTTACCAGTAAAACCAGCAAACACTCCGCCTGGCAACGCACACAACCCTTTCATGGGCCCATCTGGATACAAAGAGGTATCATCGTCTGGCGGTGCAATCCATGTAGTAGAGGGTATAACCTCAGCTAACTCGCTGTTTTTAGAAGTATCCGTGTATGTTGTAGCTGACAGTGCAAGCTCTGCCACGAACTGAAACTGCGTGGTGTTTGAACCAGTGTTAGATCTATATATACGTTTTTTAAGAAGATTAATGTTTGAGTTTGAATGACTAGTTTCTAAATTACTAAGATTGATTTTTTGATTATCATCGGTGGTTACAACAGTAGAAGCAGCAGAGGGTGGCCCTTCTTCACCATAAGCAGATACAAAGGTATAAACATAAGATGTTTCGAAATCTAAATCAGCATCGGATGGGCCATTAAAAGACGCCCCGTTACTAACTGAACTAGATGTGCTTGAACTTGTAGCAGACCCACTGGTTGCAACTGTCAATGTTGTGGTGCTAGGAACAGAAACAATTTTGAAATCACCATTAATTTCGTCAGCTGTTAGCCCATTTGTAGCACCGAAACCAACAAGCGTCATAATATCACCAACTGCCGCACCGTGAACACTTGCAGTAGTCACTGTTATAACACCGGATCCACTAGTGGTTGTTATGGTTGCATTGATTGTTGTTGGTGCTGCGATCGCTACTGTAGGAGCAGCTGTCGGTGCTGGTATGCCTAGTCTATAAAAAGCATCGGGGTAGGGCGCACTGCCTAAGATAATGTCACTTCTGCCCATTCTAGGAAAAGACTGCCCTGACCAGTATATCGTGTCGTTCGTGTCCCCAGCTATGGGCCCTCGCACGACATCTACATCTTCATCAAACTGCAGCCAACGTTCTGGGCTGTCAGTGTATTTAAATATAGTTTGCTTAGTAGTATTGGCAAGCGTAGAAACCCCATTAGAGGGATCTACTGTGGAATTGTCTTTTACAGGTACAAGACGCCCACTTTCTAAATTTACGTCGGTTGCGGTCTGCGCAAGATTATCTGCTAGAAGCCTAGGAGATACTCTAGGTGCTTTGCCTCCAAAGGTAATAAGTTTAAAATATGCCATTCTTTCATTATACAGTATTACGAACTAACGCTTGTAGTTCTAGACTCCTTCTTCCTACTTGTTTAAACCATCTGCTGTCTTCCATTTCAGCAGCCATTCGTTCCCATTCGTGTTTTCTACAGGCATCTAACATATTTCTAAAGTTAGAAAGTCTAGTGCCTCCTAGATTAAAACACATATTCACCAACACGTGTTGTATATCTTCGGGCAAGCTGTAAAATTTTTCTTCTGAACCGTACACGTGTATTGCTTCATCAAGATGTTTTTTAAAATCATCTTCGTAATATAGATCTACTACGTCTTGAGTTACGGGTGTACCAACCTCCCAATCATACTCTGGGTCGCCTGGTTGACACAAATGGCCTACGCCTAAAGTTTTATAGCCTAAGCTATCTTCATAGATCTCTAAAACCTCACCTTCGTGACGTTTTATTTCAGCTTTGCATTTTTCGATATCCATAATTACTCCTTTTCTTCTTCTACTTTAACAGTAGGTTTTATCTTATCTTCTTTTAAAATAGTTCTAAGATCCTCAGTTAATGCAGATATACCTGCTTGCGCTAACCTAACTTCTATAGCAAGGTCATTAAGTTTTTGTTGGCCTTTGAACAGGGTGTTAAAAGACTCAATTACTCTGGGGGTTAGGTTCTCAATGCTGTAAGTGTCACCATCAAAAGTTACTTCTTGTATTGGGTTGTTTTCCATTTAAATACTCCTTATTTAATTTATGTGTTTAAGAAAAGACTCTATCAACTCCACTGGCCGCTATTATTAAAAGATACAAACCTATTATGTATCTAGTAAATTTTGCATCCATAGCATCAAACTTAGCATCACCTTTATCCAAACGCTTTTCTATGTTTTCATAACGCATAGCGCATTCTTTTTCGTGTGCTGCTATTTTTGCCATTGATTCTTTTGCTGTAGCCATATTATTGATTATATATAGTTAAAGTTTAACACTATTCTAGCATCTGTTGAAAAAGTTACTCGGACGGTTTGCCTAAAGCTATTAAATCATCATGGGCTTGCTCGTCCATAGCAACCCACTCTGTCATTGAATTGGTTATATCAGTCCAACTGCCCGCTGGATTAACGGGAATACATACCCATTTATTTGCTTTGGTTGTAATCTCATCTCCGTTTGCATCTCTTAGTCCTGTATAGCAATTTAATTCAACTACTATAGATGGTGTGCCAGTTATAGTTAATCCTGCTTCGGATTCTATAGCTAATGCTGCATCAGAAATGTCTGCTTGTTCTCCCTCATTTTGGTAGTCAACTACTGTCCAACCGGATGGCACATTACCTAATAAATTATGATAAGGGCTACTCATGGTTAGTTCCTGTTCATCATTATGTATAAAATATTTAGCCATCAGAAAGTACCTCTAATTGCTGAACCGTTGCCACCCCCACCACCACCATAATTATTTCCTACGGGTCCACCAGTTACATACGAACTAGGACCGCCAGAAGTACTATTTGAAAGTATACAAACTATACCCCCACCAACACAACCACCACCCGCACCTGAAACGCCGTCATGAGCATTACCTGTTGAACTGCCTTGTGCATAGGCTCTGCCAGTTCCTGACCATGTCCCATTTACAAAAATATATAAACATCCTGCAGTACCATCAAAACCATTATCTACTCCACCAATACCTCCTGAATATGGTCTTGAAAGATAGTAGTTGTTTCCTAATGTTGCTCTTTTATCTTCAATGTTTACATCTTCACCATATCCATAATAGTGAAAATCTTTTGGATTTGTATTACCACCTTGACCGCCCCAGAAGTTTAAATTTGTTGTTGCGTCATCACCATATATAACTCCTGCAGGATTACCTGAACCGCCCATTTGTCCATAAATATGAGAGTATGAAGTTATAGCATTACCACCAGAACCACCATTAGCTATTGCGTCCATAGTTTCGCCTGATTGATTTGCCCCACGAGTGCCTGCATGATACAACATAATTGAACCACCGCCTGAGCCACTACCAAAACAAGTACCAGCTGCTCCTGCACCTGATACAGTTGAACCACTAACTACTGGAAAAGAGACTCCACTTCCGCCACCACCAGTACCGTTAGTTGCTGTGCCGCCGTCATTTTTACTAGGAGTACCGGCAGATGTTTGAGAGTATCTCGCTCCACCTGCACCACCTGCTGCGGGTATGGTTATGCCACTTTTGACTGGTATAGAAACTGGGTCTGTAAATCCATGCGAGTTTCCTGTACCACTATGGTTGGCTCCCCTACCTGTCATTGATATAAGTCCGTTATGGGTCATGTCACCATCAACGTGTAATACAAAACCTAATTTTCTTACTGGTGGTCTTATTAAAATTCTATTATCTGTTGTTAGGGTTCCATTCACATGGACTAATGCCCAATGGGTATCTGTATTATTTGTAAACCAATGTTGTACTTTAGGATATTCTTCTGTGTTTAAAGTTGTATTACCATTAATATATGCATAATCATACATACCTGCAAAATCACCGCCAAGATATAATCTGCCAGTAAGAATTACGGCACTTCTTTTTCCGTTTTGTTGAGCTGCCTGCTCTCGATAATCAGATGTAGGTGCGTATGCTCTATTATATTCGTTTGATTTTATTCCTTTTTCAACGTCCGTTATGTTGTAAGAACCTGCATTGGGTTTTGTATAATAGTGAGCACCAGCTGATTTCAGCATGTTCATTGCTGTCTGCAAATCCGAAGCATAAACGTCAAAGGTATTAATCATTAGTCTATGAGTTCTGTGCCTGAGATGTGGTAATTTACATCACTGGCGGCACTAGCATGTCCTTTTATTAAGTCTGTTTCATCTA